CTTTGCCTTGGCGGGATGAAAGATAGGCATTGTTTTACCAAGGATCGTGGAAATCCTTGCATACTCAAGCCCATCCCTTTCGTAAAACTCGTGATCAGACATTGAGCGCGTCCTTCGCGGCAGACTGAAGATCAGAAATAGAAGGAGCCTGAACGTCTTCGGCTACTTCAATGATCTGTTCGCCTTTGCTGTTCTGACCAGCATTGAGCTTTGCCGCATACCCGGACGTGAGATTAGCGATAAGTTTCGACCTGATCCCAGGCTTGACATCTTCCCATTTCTTGACGCCAAGAATCGTCTTCAGCGCAAGAATGCCAGTCTTATTGATTCCAACAGATTCCAGCTTGTCGGTAAGCGTGGAAACGAACTCCGCATTGACGCGATCAATGTCAGAGACTTGAACAGTATTCGGCGGGGCATCTTCGACAGAGCGCTGATCCTTGTCGTACAGAGCAAGGCCGAACGGATTGCCGAATGTCATGGCAGCACGCTTCAGTGCATCAGTTGCCGCCTCCTTGATTGCGGATTCATGAGCCAGGCCAAGATCAGCATCAATGCCGTGACCAGCGCCAACACCTTCGCGGCTAACACCAAGAACAGTCAGCTTGATGCGAGCGATGTAGGAAACTCCCCAGCCATCGCGCTGATCACGACCAATCTTGCGAGCTTTTTCACTAACGGCACGAATCTCAACAAGATCCTGATGCCAGGCATCAAAGCCGAAAATACGGTTGAGTTCGCGGATAACCCACCAACCTTCAATGTACGAAAGGTTGCGACCGCTCTGCTGACGCTGCTTGACGACCTGGGACGACAGTGCTCCTTTCAGCTCGTCGTTCTGGGCATCCGTAAAAATTGCCGATTTCATTGGCTTGATGGCTGGGGGCTTACACCTCCGTCATACTACCATGTCCAGAAGCCGAAAAGCAACAGTGTCAACAGCTGGTGGAAGCAACCTGAATCGGATACTGCGGACCACGGCCAACCTGCTGTTTGAGAAAGGCGAGGATCCTGCAAGCGTCATGAATCTGCTGCAGGGCTTCGTCGCCCCGGCCATGATTCGCAAGTGGCATCAGCGGTATCAGGAGACACACGGCCTAACCGGTGCAGATACAAGCAAGAAAGCTGTCAGGAGAATGCCGATGCCGCCGATCGACTTCAATGCCATAGAGCTGAAATCGCTTGAGCAACTGCTGGAACCGGAAATCATTGAGGAGGACGAGGAAGAACCGAACTGGTAGCAGCAGGCGCCGCAGCTACCGTGGATGGGCCAGGGCGAGATGGCCATAAGCCAGTCGGCGCCTACATTCTTCGGTTGATTCGACGTGGAAAATTCTGTGAAGATTCCAGAGCAGGTTTGTGCAGTTCTTGCGGACATCGCCAAGATTCGCCGAACGGTTCTTGAAAATGCTCCGCAGTGTCTTCCGCTTCTGGCGCCGATGATCGTTGATGCGGAAGATCATCTACTGGCCATTCGACAAGGCTGACCTCTTCTTGTTCTGAGTTCTATTTTTGTTCTTAGAGCTTATCTTCTGTTTCTGGATTTCTTGCATCTGGGCCTTGATTCTCTCATTCTCGGCCCTATTTTTTTGATCGCGAACTGACTTAAGAGCCTCTTGGTAGCCAGGGGCTTCAAGGTCGGGGCGTTCAGCGAAGATCGCCGACCAGTCTGGACAATTCGACCTATTGAGTTCAGCCATGAATTCTACGCAGAGTTTCGTCAAAAACAATCGAGCTTTGCAGATCTATTGCGCATTGCAGAATCCCACAAGTTCCATGGCGGTTCTTAGCAACACTGATTGCTAGCTCATAGGGATCTTTCTGTGGATCATAGTAACATGGCCTCAACAGGAACATAACAATATCGGCGTCTTCTTCAATGCGACCCGAGGCGCGAAGATCAGATAGCGTTGGCATCTTGTCATTCCTGCTTTCGACACCCCTGTTGACTTGGCTCAGCAGAAAGATGTCAATGCCAGTTCTGACCGCAAGCTGCTTGAGAGCCCTGGTTACATGGCCGATGTTTGACGCTTCGGTGTTGTTCGAGTCGCCCGAGCAACCTTCAATCAACTGAAGATAGTCAACGAATACAGCCGATAGCTTTGACCTTGTTTTTGCCAGTAGTGCAACTTTTGTTGAGATAGTGTTTATGCTTTCCGCTGAGTCATAGATATGAAATCTTTTGACGAATGGAGAGTCGCGATAGCTCTCAAGCCTTTGGCGCTGATCAGCCGTGTAACTCCTGAGTCTCAGGTTATTTGATCGAATTGGATTTGTGAGGTTCTTGGACATGCTTAGATTCATGTAGTCATAGCATGAAATGGCTTTATACTGAATCTGCCTTCTTGACATTTCAAGACTGAAGAAAGCAACATCGCCGTGCGAATCAGCAAGCTGTGTTGCAAGGGAAATAGCGATTGTACTCTTTCCCATTGCAGGTCTCGCCGCAACGACGATCAATCTGCCGGAATAGGGCGAGTTTCTGGATGCAATGCCGCCTTGTATGGCATCGTCAAGGACTCGCAGACCAGTGCTAATTGCAACGTTCTCCGGCAGTGGGGAAAGAAGTTCATCAACAGATGAATTCCAATCATCGGCCTTTTTTGTGGATACAGAGAGATTGCTCCATGTTTCCTGCTGAGCTTCAATAAGCTTTGGAACCTTGTCAAGAATTATTGACACATCTGGCTGATCATTAAAAATATCCAGCATCTGCTCTGAGCTGGAAATCATCTCTCGCCTAACTAGCTTGATACGCCAGACGGGAAGGATTGACTCAAGGCTTTCAATTGAATAAAAAATAGACGGAGAAGATGTCGCGGACTCTACAAACTCGCACTCCTGATTATATCCGCGCAACTTCAGCATCTGCATGGCCATCATGCCAATACTGCCAGGAAGAAGAAATTGCGATTTAGACGTGCCAGAAAAGATCTTCTTAACAACGAAGAAGATTGCCTTTCTATGAGGCTGAGTAAACCAGTTCTCGTCAAGAACCGTGAAGATCCTCATTAACGCCTGAACATCGTCCTCCTTTGCTTCACCCTCAAGCAGAAAGCAGATTGTTGACAGAAATGAGATTTCAAATTCATCGGTGTACCAGGTCTTGATTCCAGAGAGGAGATCTTCAAGGGTTTTTTGAGGTTGAGCATTGGTCTCTTTCGTCATCTCAGCGTATAGTTGATAGCGGACATTGCTGGCTTACCAGATTTGGCTGGCTGTTTGTCTTGGACGAGTTTGTTGATATAACCCTTGAAACCATTGAATCCTAGTGACTGCCATGTTGCCTCACTCGCAAGCTCGCAGAAATCGCCAAGAACATCACATTCATTTGCGTATAGAAGTGCCGTCATCGAACGACCGCTGATCTCCCTCGGGAGCTTCGGGTGGGCCTTGGCCCGCTGATCCAGCCACTTCTCCAGGGCCTCCCTGTGGGGCTCCAGCCAGTCCGACAGCTGAAGCTGCGTCGATGCCACATGGCGCTTCCGCTTGCGCTCCTGAGGGGCTGCTGGGGCCGCCGGGGTGAGCATGGAGAGGTGCTGCTGCTTGAGATCATCCAGCTCGTCAACAAAGTGATAGTGCTTTGAATCGCCTTGGATGAAGATCTTCAGGTAGCCAGCTTTAACTAATTCCTTGAGGGAATTGCTAACAGAGGGTGAGCTATCCCTGCTAGCAGAAAGTAGCCATTCCTTGCTGAAAAGTTCGCCTCCAGAAAGGCAAACTGCCAGAGCGCCCTTAGCTGCGAGACTCAGGCGAGGATCGTGCAGTGCATTGTTTGAAATGAGCGTAAAATTGCGCTTTACCGGACGCGCTGAAAACAGCGGCCCGCTGAATTGCTTGCCAGTAGCGTCATCTACCATGTAGAGTTCCCATGTTGGTTGGGCAGGGCCTCAGCGAATCTCGCTGGGGTCTTTTTTCTCGACCGATTGATTTTTGGCTGAATCGTCGCTTGTTGGCCCCTGGCGTTTCAGTCCGTTCAACCAGTTCATAAATGCAAGAGAGCAAGCGTGAGAGAAGCTGATACCACGCCTTTCCGCCTCTGATGCCATGGAGTTGTAGAGCCTGTCTGGAATGTAAATGTTTCTCTTTGCCATGGGCTGCGAAGCCGGATGCTTGCAGAAAGGTAGCACCTGCTTTCGGTGGCGTCAACCCCGGACCAGGGGGACACGCGAGCTTCAATGTGAGCCACAACTGCTGAGCTTGTTGCAAGAGTCGCCGCAATCTGTAATAATGAGATCGCACCAACCAGCAAGTGCCATGGAGCCAGTTAAGCCAAGCCCCAAAAAGCTAACACCGAAACGATTTCTGGAAGGCAAGCCAACTGTTCAGGCAACTGAATTCAGTGTTGGCGATGCAGTCTATGCACGCTACCACGGCGACAGGGTTTTGCGTATTGTTGGAATCGCCAAGGTAGATGCACCATTTCCGCACTATCTGTGCGAAGTTGATGGAGATGTGTATCTTATTCCCAAGCTGCACCTATCAACCAGAAACCTTTTGTCAGAAGTGAGCGGTGGAAACCGCCGTCAACTCCAACTCCCCGTTTGACATGATTAAGAACGATCGCTGGATCAAGGAGCAGGCTGCAAAA